CGGCGACGTAGATGTGATCTCGAGTGCCGAGCATCGCGGCCTTCATCGGCCCGTGAGCGGGATTCCACACCGACGAGCCGCTGTGATCGTGGCGAGCATTGACACGCACCTCTGCGCCATTCGGAAATTTCAAGGCGATGCGGGCCTCGCTAGATTTGTAGTTTGAGACTTGCTGTTTTGCGATCCATTTCAGCGGATCTCCCGCTCCTGACCATGCATCATGGTTGCCGGCCAGCATATAAAGCCAGCGGCAACGATCGACAAACCATTCAGCTAGTTTCCATGCCTGCGCAGCAGATGTTGCCTGCTCGCCGTAAAGCCTTGCTAAACGGCCAACCCAGTTGTTCGTGGTGTCGCCGACGTTGCAGGCGAATAACCCTTCAACCTTGCGACAGAGCTCTGTGTGACGCTCGAGCGCCTCGATGTCGGTGCCGTCGTCATCAACGTGCGGGTCGCCGAAATGCAGCAGGCCAATCGGCCCCGGGATCTTGATGCGAATTGGAATGAGCTTGCTCGCTTCCTCGTGCTCGCGCTTGTGCTGGAATTTTCTTTTGCGCTGCTCGATGAGCTCGTCGATCGATACGTCATCATCCGGTATCGGCGTGAATTCAAACGCTTCTTCGTTCGGGATCTGCCTGCCCGGCTGATAGGTTGACTTCGGTATCTCGTAGCCCCGAGTCTCCATCCGAGCTAAACGCTTCAGCATCGTTCGTGGGTTCAGCCCGAGATCGGCAGCAGCATTGGCGCGAACGCCTTTGTTCCTGCGCAACGCTTCAATGATCTGATCGTCAGTCGCCTTTGCGGCTGTCACGGCATCACCTCTTTCTGGTTACTTTAATGCCGAGTTCCTTTCGGCGATCTTCGGTACGCTCGTCATCGCGCACCGCCGTCCATTCCAAATGCCCATCAACGAGCCGATACTGCTCCTTGTGAGTCAAGGCGCAATCGCAGCACTCGGTGAAGGTATAACCTTTGACTCGGTACCAAACCCCGTCATACATCTGGATTACGGGGACAGATACATCCTTGCTTCGTCCTGCCTTCGGCTTACCAGACCGGGCAGAACCTTTCCCGCGGCTTTTGTCCATTTCATGAACTCCGATGCAGCGCCCCAATAATCGCCTCGGTTGTGCTTCATTCGCAGCGTAGAACGCTGGAGATTCCCGAGACCGACGTTAAAGGCAAAGCTCACCAAGGCATCGAACTGGCCTTGACGATCAGGATCAACAGAGCAATATCGGGCCACGCCTGACTCAAATCGCTTAAGGTCTTGAGCAAGGAGAGCATCCACTTCGTCAATGTCCCAGACACGGTCGTCCTCTTGTTTTAGCGGATAGTTTCGGCGCAGAGGGAAATTGCCATTATCGGCGGTTCGCACCACCGGCAAACGAGCCTGCTCGGGATAGAGCATATGGCCGACGCCCACCGTGTGAAGTCCGGCTGGGCAAATGTATGGTCGCAGGCGAACACCCTCGTGTTTTTTAACTAGTGCGAGCGCCTGCTCGCTTATGTTCATTTCGTATTAAATGCCCTGCCACCAAAGTGGAACGCAATAATCGACGAAAGAATCATCATCTCTTCTGTGCCAAAGATGTTATCCATGGCAATAGCAAAGGGAATCCCTGTGCTATATGCGTACCATACACCAGTTGCATTCAAAACAACAAGTTCCAGCACAAAGATATAAGTTACAACAGGTCTGACCGAGGCTCGAAGATTGATGATCCATTGGCTCGCGCCCTTGCCGATCGCCTCGTCATGCTTGTACAGCGCGACCCGCTCTTGGGCATAGGTCTCGGCCAGCACTTGCTCGGTCTTGATCTCCTCGATGCGCTCCTGCGCTTGGAAGCCACGGGCAGCAAGCTCGAGCTCCCGCTCCTTCTGCATACGCAAGATAGCGAGCTCATGCGACTTGTCCTGCCGATCTTGGAAGAACTCGAGGATCTTCGGGAGGCCGCCAGCGAGAAATGACAGAAATGTGGAAAGCATCGTCATCATGGCGGCAGCCTCACTTTTTGTTGATCAGATCGAATAGGGTCTTGATCTTATCCTCGAGCACGGCGACTCGGAGATCCAGCTTTGACAGGACGATGATCAGCGTGATGAGCGCGAGAATCACCGGCCAAGCGCGGGTGAATATCTCGAACAGCTCCATGTCACTTATCCGCTTTGGTCGTATTGAGCTGGTTGATCAGATTAAAAATGTCATCCAGCGTCCGGCGAATGTGATGAATGTCGTCTCGGTAGTCAGCCTTGGTGACGTAAACGTGCGGCATATTCCGCACATCCTTGTCGAGCTGGTTAATCGAGCGGCTGATGTTATTGAGAATCCAGCCGCCCAAGAAACCGGACACGCCGACCAGCACGTTGAAAAGCATCTGCGCATCCATCATCAAACTCCCGGGATAGCTCTACGCGGGGCCGATGCCGCGATCTGTTCGGCCTTGGCAAATCGTTCAGCGGCCTGCCCAGCGATCGGAGCGGCGGCCAGCAGGGCTTCCGTCTGCTGCGCTTGAGCGTCGGCAGCATCCATCTCCTCGAGCTCCTCGTCGGTACGCAGCGCCTTGGCAGGCACACCATTGGCCTCGGCAATGAGCTTGATAGCCTCGTCGGCGTTGATACGACGTAAAACGGACATATCGCCAGAGACTTGCGCGACCGGCAGCATCGCCTCGATCGTGCGCAGGATGCCGGCAGCCTCCTCAGTTTTCATCAACCGAGCGAGCGGCCCCTGATACTTCGGGAGGATCTCGCCACCCGAGGATAGGTAGTCAAACAGCACAGGCGGCGGTTCCGGCAACGAGAAACTGGCAGACAACAGATCGAGCTCGCGATCGATGATCGGCCCTAAAAATTCGGACTGTTGGCGACCCATCGTTGGGCCAAGCAAAGCGCCCTTTTCCTGCGCGCGTTGGAGCACTTCGGTCGCCGTCATAGCTCGAGGCTCTTCCACAAGAATCTGGAACAGCGTCACCAAGAACGAGTCGTTCACGGCTTTTCGCTTTTGGTCTGCCATCTCGATGCCGACCGGCAGATTGCCGCCGGTCATTAAAGGCTGCACAAGCGGCGTACCGTCGTCTCTCAAATACCCGTAGTTCAATGCATTAGGACGCACGGAGAAGGCGTTTAACGCCCCCTCCTCGGTCAGGATGAGCGGTGGGTCAACCATGCGGTGCGCCATCCGAAGCATGGTCTTTTCCATCTCTTGCAGCGACTTGATATCGGCAAGAGCCTCCATCGCCGGAGACCGTCCATAAATCTCGCGTGGCCCGGTAACGTACCGGCCAACCGCATACGGCATCACCCGGTAGCCGCCATCCTCGAGCAGCACTTGCCCTTCACGCGATACATACCGAGATACATACCGCATCCCGTCAGGGCCGGCCATGCCCTCTTTGTAGTCGTAGTTCGGGCGAACGCAATGCACAAACTCGAACATCGTGTTTGGCGCAGTCTTTGCCTGACCTACAATTCCCCGCGGCAATTTGTCAGCCCACCCCGGGATCTGCATCGCTTGGCGAGCAGAGAGCTGGAACGAACGGTAAACGGTATCGACGCGGCCAACGTGGTCTAAGTCGATAACAAGTTCTGATAGCGGAATTGCTCGATAACGCAAGGTCACGCCCGGCACTTCGTCGATAAACAAAGCAGAGGTGCCAAAAGCGCCCAAGCTCATGTAACACTCAAAAGCCTGTGAGCCGAAGTTTGCGGTCGGCGAGTACCGCTGACGGAACATGATATCTCGCAAGTTATCGCACCAACGGCGAACAGCGATATCGTCGTCGAGCTCTGGGATGCCGGTATACAGACCGTGCCACATCTGGGTGGCAGGCGTCAGCATTGAATCCATCGCAGCAGCAAACCGCGGCAAAGCTCGCTGGGCAGTTGAGTCGAAGATCTTCTCCGATCGCTTCTCGCCCGGGGTACGCCAGCCAGTCATCTCGGCCATCGTCGGCCAGACGCGCTCGGCTACTTCTTGCCAATGATTCTCCCAAGTTCCACGCGCGCCTTTCAGACGATCGTAGCCCTCGAGGACTTCTGCTGCGCGTGAATCAGCCATTAGATCGGCACTCCATCAATCGTTAAAGGATCACCAACTACCGCTACAGACGGAGTTGGTTCTGGCGTCGGCTCAACAACCGGCGGCTCAACACCATCCGGCAACGTCACGACGTACTCACATTCTACCCAAGCCATCTCGCCGTGGTTCCAGTTCCATTGATAGCCGGGGCGGTCAGCAGGCTTGGGATCACGCACGACCCATTCGCCGTTTAGCCACGCGACTTCCTTACCCTCCGGCGCTTCTGGCTTGGCAGGCACTTCATACCAACCCTTGTTGTTGTCGATGACTTCAACCGGGTAGTGGCCTTTGAAACTATAGAGTGTCATGGTCTACCTCACAGAAGCGGGAACGCCGTAGTCGGCGGTGTGAAGTTGGCGGTGTATCGAGCGTAGCCTTTGGTAACGCGAAAATCTTGGATGTAGCCAGTAAACGGACTCGCGCCAACAGTTGCGCCCTCTACTCCGATAGAAGGTCTACCAGACTTTCCAACATAGTTGTTGCTGTCTGTGTACGTTGAGCCAACTTGCGTACCGTCAACAAACAATTTCGTGCTTGTCCCGCTGCGGGACAAAGCCAAGTGGAACCAAGTGTTGTTGCTAACCGAAGATGACCCGGTGATTCGATCATTGCTTGCCGTGTAGTAATACGGAACGCCGCTGACCAAGTACACCAAAGGAGCAATATCGCTTGTCGAATCTTTACGGAAATCAAACAACACTTGATACGTTGCGGATGCCGAGCGGTAGAACCAGCCTTCAACGGTGAAATCGCCCGTGCCAAACGCAACAAGATTGATAGATGCTGAATACGGGAACAGGTAATCCCCCGTCCCATCTAGATAAATAGACGACCCGCCGAACTTGCTCTGCGTCGTGCTGATCTGCGCGTTGCCCACCGTCTCAAGGTCGTTCTTGGACGTAGCGTCGTAGATGCCTGCGTTGGTTCCGGCCAGCAACAACTGCGTGTTAGAGATAGCGGTAAGGGGTGCAGTCGGTGGCGTAAACGTGCCGGTGTAAACAGCCGATCCAGTAGCGCGGAAGTCAGCCAAATATCCCGTGAAGTTTTGCGTGGATACCGCATCGCCGGTGGTTCCAACCCACCAATAGTCAGCCGTTCCGGTTACGGTGTTGTTGCTCGTAAACGTGCCAGCCGAAACGCCGTTGATATACAGCGTGATGTTGTTGGAGCCGGTTCCGTTACGAACCAACGCGATGTGTGACCAAGCGTTTTTGATGTAATCGGCAGACGACTGAATGGCAGGGAATGTGCCAAACAACGCTACAGCCCATTTGGTTGTTCCAGCAGACGAATGCCCACAGAAGATAGACACGCCCGTGCTAGACGGCCAAGAACTGTAGTTGTTGAAAACGCCTGCAAACGCACTTGCTTGCGTCAACGGGTATGCCCAAAACTCAATCGTAAAATTGCCCGTAAACTGCAACGCCGACGTATATGCAAGGCGCAAGTAGTCCCCTGCTCCGTCGTAATACCCACTCCCGCCATACGTCGCTGCACTCCACGCTGCCGTTGGGTTGAACGGGCTGAAGGCTTGGACAGACACATCACCGTTGCGCGTAATGGCAAAGGCGTTGCTGCTGTTGTCTACGAAGCGGTTGCTCTGACAGGTCAGCAGGGAGGTGTTGGTGATTGCGGTAAGCGGCGTTGTTGGAGGCGTGAATCCAGATGTATAAACCGCAGAAGTCACAACTCGGAGATTAGATATATACCCTGCCGCCGTCGGATAAACGGTGGTGTTGTAATTTTCTGCTCCAATGTATGCGGTTCCAGAAAATGTTGCGCTTGATGTTCCGGTTCCAACAGATACGCCATTTATGTATAACGTCAATGATGTTGAGTTGCGAACAAACGCGATGTGATTCCATTGATTTGCAACAACTTGTCCAGCCGATCCAGAAACTAAATATGCGTTGTTTGACAAAACCCTTGGCTGGCCCGTTGTAGAAATAAATACAGAAAATCCGGTAGATGTAAAATCATCGCCAAGACCAAACAAGATTGTGGTTGCAGAAGTGCTTGTTATGTAAACCCATCCTTCAACCGTAAAACTGCTGCTCAACGATATAGAACTTCCCGCTGTCAGGTAGTCGCCCGTACCATCAAAATAGTTACCCCAGCCCGTCTGCGAGAACGGCGAGAACGTACCCTGCGTCGTGTTGCCGTTGCGGGTGATCGTGAAATTGTTGGTAGACGAGTCTAGGAACGTATTGTTCTGCGCTCCGTTGGTGCCGTTACCGGGCAGCAGCAACGTCGTCAACTCAAAGTACGGGTCAGGTACCAGAGGTGGTTTAGCCGCCAGCAGTAATTGAATAGCGCCGGACATCTTACGAGACGTTCCCCGAGATCACGCAGACCGTGCCGCTGATGAACAGAATCGTCGCCACTCCTCGCGTTGCCAGCGTCACACTCGCCTTGTCGCTGTCGGTTCCAGCGATGTAAGCGGTCGTGATTGTGCAAGTAATCGTGATGTTGCCCGAGGTGTTGTTGAACACGGACACAATGTCTCCAGCCGAGAACGTCGCGTCAGGGATCGTGATGCTGCCGCCGGAGCCAACCTCGATGAAGAGGCCAACGTCGGTCGTTGCCAGCGAGTAAGAGCCGGTCTTGGCAGATCCAGACTTTGGTACAGCGCGGAGCTTTCCGCTGGCATCTTCAGCGCCGCCGCCGAAGTATGACTTGGTGGAACCCGCGGCATAGAAGCCCCAGTTCGTACCCGCACCGGATAGACCAGAGTCGGCCAAGAATCCGTACTGCGTCGTGACCGTCGAACCTGCGCCGAGCGTACCTTGCTTCGCGTAGAAGTGTGCGTAGGTCGGCAACGTGAACGAGGCAGCAGCCGTGTTGAGGATTGACTGGTAGCCGACAGCCGAAGTCGTCGCGCCGCTTGGGATCGTGCCGTTCGCACTCTCGTGAATCGAAGTGCCGGAGTCTACCGCCAGCGTACCGCCGAGTTGCAGTTTGACGTTTGCATCCGCAGTCTGACCGAGGCCAAAGTTGCCGTCGGTGTTGAGCCGCATCTGCGTAGCGTTGTTCGTCTTGAAAAGCAACGGCAGATAAGCGCCAGAGCCATTCTTACTAGCACGAATCTCATGCGCGGTTGATCCAGCAAGGATGTCGATGTACCCGGCATTGTCAGGGTCAGCAGCGTTGAACGCTCTCCATGTCGCGCCTGTGCCGGAACCGCTCGGGATCGCAAACACGCCAGTCGAAGAGTTAGCCGTCGTCGTCTGGAAGCAGAATCGGTTGGCCCCAGTCGCGTTGCTGAAGTCAGCGTAGAAGCGCAGACCAGTGCCAGTCACCGTGACGCTGCCAGAATCGTCTACCGTCCAAGTGCTGTTTTGAACCAATTTGCCGGTCGTGCCGTCAAATCGCACCAAAGCGTTGTCGGTAGCCGAGGCTGGGCCTACAACGTCTCCAGAGCCACCGCCGCCGCCAGAAGCAGCAATCGTGATAGTTCCGTCACCGTTTGTAATCGTGACGTTTGATCCAGCGGTTAGCGTCGCTTTGGTTAGACCACCAGCAGCGTTACCAATTAACAACTGGCCGCTCGTATACGATGACTCTCCGGTGCCACCGTTGGCTTCGGTGATCGGCGTACCAAGATA